ATCTAAATTCTATTGCAATTTTATCATCTAACCTAACTAAATTACTATCTGGTAATGGTTTATCAACCGTTAAATCAGTAAGATTAATTTCTTTTGTTACATATGTATTTTCTTCATCTGGACATTTAATTGAAACTTTAGTAGTTTCACCAGATGATTTTGCACGAATATTTACAAACAAATATTCTAAATCTGCCATAGGTATTACACCACTTTTTATAGTATTATTAGTGCAATTCTCTATAAGATTTTTGACTGCATTTATAACATCTTTCTGTTCACCAGTTTCATTGGCAATCATAAGATTTTTTTCTTCTTTTACTAAGTATGGTCTATACTTAACATCAAGTTGAGAAATTGGTAATTTTATGTCATAAGTTGACACTTCAAATTTAGGCAAAGCCATAATGTACTCCTTTATCTAACAAATTTACCGATAGTGTTACCAACACCACCAGTGATTATATCTGCAGCTGAACCAGCAGTTGCAATCGCAGTTGGTGATGCACCAGACTTACCAAGTATGTCATAAAGAACACCTTTAGGACTTATGATACTGTATCTGGAATCATCCCCAATATATATATCTGACCCTCTCAACCTTAAACTCTTATCTGCAAGACTATCGTCAACACCTTCTTCTTTGATAGTGTGCCATTCTCTATATGCGAGTTCAACTGTTACTCTTTGAATTTCACTTGATGCCTGATTTAAATCTTGAGGTGAAATAGATTTTGGCCAGACTTCTTTTACTGAGACACCATAACTTGTCTTTTCTTCTTTACCACCAGTAAATGCAAAAAAATTAAATGGTATCACTGTGTTACTACCTTTACCCATTTGAAAAATATCTAACTCACCTATGTAATTATTATAATAGTTTAAATTATGATTTAATGGGTTATATATATTTTTCATCCACATTTCAAAGAATCTTTTTTCAGACATATCTGCATTACATAAAAATGTTGCTTGTAGTGTTGCATATTGACCAACACCTTGAGGTAGTTCTCTTGGTGGGCCATATATGTTATCGTCTGGTGCAGAACGAATTGTTCTGCCTGGGAACTGTAAATTTTCTGCTCTTAAACTAACATAACGATTACTTTCACCAGTAAATAATTTACACTTTAAAAATATCTCAAATCTATTTTGTTGTGCTTGTTCTCTACCATATAAAGAACTTTTAAAATCTCTTAATGAAAATACCATTAAATTACTTTCCTACTATCCGACCACACTTTACTTGCAGACGATTTTCTAAATCTCTGTACTGGTAACATAATTGCAGTCATAAAATCTTCTTCTTCTAATTTTCTAAATCTACTTCTAACATTACTATTTAAATATCTTTTCAAAGTCGGTTTAACAAGTCTTACATTTTTCAACGCACTATAATTTGCATTTGGGTCTAAACGACTTAATAATCTAGCTCTAAGTGCGTATGGTAAATAGTGAAAATTAATTCCTAAAAATCCATCTCTATATCTTTCTATTGGTAATACCAATGGAAATGTATCATAATATGGTAACTTGTTTTTCAATTTAGGGTCGTATATAAACATATTCAACGCACCAAAATTTACTCTACCAGTTATCTTTCCATCTCTTATGAGTTGTGCTTGAGATGGTGTACCAAGTTCTTTTATGCGATTACGATACCATTGATATGGTTCTTTACCACTTTTCTTTAACTTTGATATTTCGTCAAATATACTCATTTATTATATTTATAACTGGGATTGAGGTGGTCTTCGGTCAATATTACAAAATCCATATTTCTATCTCTACAATATTCTCTTGCAGCTTTCCACTTTGCAGTGTTCTTTCCCCACTCGTAAACTTCTCTTACAAATGATTTAGTTTTTCTTTTAGGTATTTTAGGTTCAATAGTATATTTCTTAGGTTTAACTTCTATAATCATTTTTCTTAGTTTACCATCTGCCCTTTTGACTTTTACATAGAAATCTGGAAAATATCGGTGTATTTTACCGTCTGTGGGTAGACGATAAGGTATTATTAGTTCTTCTGACCCCCACTCTAATACTCTAGGATTTTTATCACAATATACCATAAATTTGCGTTCCCACAAACTTCTGTAATAAATAGTAGTAGGATTACCTTTATACTTTTTTATATTAGAGGGATTATAACGACCACTGTAACTCATAGGAATATTTATATGGTTAATTATAAAGACATCGCAATGGGAAAACCCTCAACTGAGGACTTGACAAATGATTTTAATGCAGACCCATTTAAACAAAGAGTGAGTCTTGACCAAAACACTAGACAAAGTAAATTCAATCAAGAGATTTTACAATATCCATTAAATGCTGGTAATGATGGTGGTATGACACCAGCTGGACATCATATTCAATTTGAGATATTAGAACAAGATGTAGGTACAATTAAATTTGGTGAATTACCTAAAGAAACGACTGATGAGGTAGTTGGTATCAGTTCACTAATAAGTAATTCTGCTGTTGCAAGAGATGTTGTTGTAAGTAAAAATGGTTCAGTATTTACTTTAGTTCCAGCATTATCACAGAAAGCACAATCTGCAAGTGAATCTGGAAATTCAAGTAGAGCTGCACAAGAATTAGGTCTTAATCCATTTATTAGTGGTTCAGCAGAAGTCAAAAGAATTCAGAAACAAGGTGCAAGAATTAGAAACCAAACATTTGCAAGAGCACCCACTTCTAGATTACAAAGTCTTATAAAATTGTTTATGCCACCAACTGTTGAGGTTACATATGCACCACAATATACTGATGAGAATGTTGGACTTGGTGCAAAAACTTCTGCTGGTGCAGTTGATAGGTTTATTAACACAAAAGGTGATTTTGCTGAAAAACTAGGTAATGCAACTGATGAAGTTTTCGCAAAAAATGATTTAGTTGGGAAGGCTGCGATTGGTACGATAGACACACTTGCGCCTGGTTTTAAAGCAATATTATTTGGTAGGTCTGGTAAAGCAGTTAACAATAGATTAGAATTAATTTTTTCTGGGTTAGCAAAAAGAAGTTTTACATTTAATTTTAAATTTTTACCAAAAAGTTATCAAGAAGCAAAAGCAGTTTATAATATCATAAGAAGATTTAAGTTTCATATGTTACCAGAAATCGCTGGTGATGTAACAACATCAAGAACATTTATTACACCAGATGTGTTTGATATTAAATATATGATGAGTGATGGTAAAGAAAATGAATATATCAATAAAATATCAACTTGTGTATTAGAAAATATGAATGTAAAATACGGTGGTGATAGATATCAAACATTTGACCCATCTATGGCAGAGGCAGGAGCTCCAGACGGTATGAAAGCTCCACCAGTGCAAACAGAAATGTCACTTCAATTTAAAGAACTAGAAATAGTAACACAGAATAATGTACTCGCAAGGGGTTTTTAATGGCATACTTTCAGAACTTTGAAACATTAGTATATGATGTAGTTGGTGATGACAATCCAAAACTGTTTACACATATATTAAGAAGAGTTAAGATAAATGATTTGGTAAAAGATAATATTTTATTATATGATTTTTATCAAGTTAAACCAGGCGAAAAACCAGAGGATGTTGCATTTGATTTTTATGGTAGTGCAGAATTGCATTGGTTAGTATTGTATGCAAATAATATAGTTGATAGGTATCATCAATGGCCTATGAGTGTTAGGGCATTTGAAGAATATTTAAGTGAAAAATATGCAAATCCACTTGCAACACATCATTTTGAAATAAGTCAAAAGTCTGGTGATACAACTGTGAAAATAAATATAGGTTTAGATTCTACTGGACATAGTGGTGATACTGTTAGTGCAGTAACAAATAGAGAGTATGAAGAAAATTTACAGACCGAATATAGTAAAATAAGATTAGTTAGAAAAGAATTTGTTAATCAAATTAGGAAAGAATTAAGAAATTTATTACAAAGTGATGCATAATGGCACAAGACAATTATAATTATAGTGGTTCATTTGAAGTTGAAGAGTGTGTTTTAAAAACACATCACGGAACTGATGTAGACCTTGATGGTGTGTTAAGTGTTGTAAGTGTATATGAAGACATAATGCAAGGTTTTTTAACTGCAAATATATCTTTCTTAGACACAAATGATTTAGTTTTACAAAATGGTATTGTCGGTAATGAGTATTGTTATTTAAAATTAATCACTCCTTCTTCTGAGGATGTTTCATTAGATTTCACAAAAGACCCATTAATAGTTACATCAGTATCACAAAGAAATGAAGGACAAGGTAGATTTGTTTCTTTGACTCTTGCATCTAGAGAATATATGAAAAATTCTAGAACAAGAATTTCTCAAAGTTTTTCTGGTAATATGTCAGAGATAGTCCGTAGATTAGTAAAAGAAAAACAATTTTTAGGTAGTGATAAAAGATTTTTAACCGATGATAGTTTTGGTTTAGAAAGAGTTGTTGTACCTAATTTGCGACCTTTAACTGCAATTCAGATGATTGCACAAAGAGCTAAGACAAAAAAAGACTCACCATTTGTATTTTTTGAAACTACAAAAGGTTTACATTTTTTTTCTTTTGATATGATTAATAGACAAAATACTAAAACAACATTTACATTAGGTGCATCAGATACTTATGATAACAAACCATCTAAATCATCTCAATTAGAGGCAAATATTGTTAGACAATTAGGACAAGTAGAAAACGATAACTTAATAAGTAATAGTGTATTGTTAAATACTTTAAATGGGATGTATTCTTCAAGAATGTTATTACACGACATATATAACAAAACCTACCACGATTTAAAGTTTAGATACTCTGATGCGTTTTCCAAAAAAAATGATATAGAAACTAGTATTGGTGAAACTGGACACCCAGTATTTCCAATATCAAGTTCAGTTGATGAAGATGGAAAAACAGTGGAGGATTTTCACGATTCATATCTAACTTTACAATCTACATCTGGATTTAATACTCCTAAAGGTTCAGTTCACAACATAAATCCCTACCCAAATACAATATATCCATTTGAAGAGTCTTCAATAAGTGACCATTTATTGACTAGAAATCATAAAATGGCATTTTTAGATAGAATGGGTATGACTATTGATATGGTAGGTAATTTATCAATACAAGCTTCAGATGTAATAAGATTGAATGTATATAAAGCAAAAACTGATGTTGACAATGAAGATGAAGATTTATATGATGAAAGATTAACTGGTAGATATATCATAACAAGGTTAAGACACACTTTTGATTTTGGTAATCCAAAAAAACATACAATACAGGCGACAGTTATTAAAGATAGTGTAACTAAACCTTACTCAAGTAATCTACCACCTAACCCTAAGAGGTTAATTTAAAGGAAGTAAAATGACTAATAAACAAACTCGTAAGTTAAGAACACTAAATTTTCAAAAACAAGAACGATACCTAAATAATGAAGTGAATGACTTAACAACGGAGGTGAGTAAACTCTACCTCGCAAGAACGAGAAAGTTTTTAGGAAGAAGAACAGCGTGAAGACATTTGACCAATTACAAGAGGGTGTATATGACCCTAATATATTTAAAGCATTTTTTCTAGCAGGCGGGCCTGGTAGTGGTAAATCTTTTGTAGTAAGAAAAACCACTGGTGGGCTCGGGCTCAAGATTGTTAATTCTGATACTGCATTTGAAAAACTACTTAAAGATGCAGATTTTAGTTTAGACTTTAGAGATATGAGTCCAGAAAAAACTCTTGAGAGAGATAAAATAAGAAAGAGAGCACAAGAAGTTACTGATAAAATGAAGAGTAACTTTGTTGCTGGTAGATTAGGATTAATCATAGATGGTACTGGTGCAGAGTATGGTAAAATAGAAAAACAAGTTAAAATGTTACAACAATTAGGATACGATACTCATATGATATTTGTTAATACTTCACTAGATACTGCGATAGAAAGAAATAATCAAAGAGCTAGAAAACTACCATTAGATATTGTTAAAACATATTGGAACAATGTACAATCAAACATAGGTAAATTTCAAAGATTGTTTGGCCGTAAAAATTTTATAGTTGTCGATAACAATAATGCAAAAGAGGATGTATTTTTAAAAGTATTTAAAAGTGTTAGAAAACTTGCAACCAGAAAAGTAAAAAACTATATTGCAAAACAATGGATTGATAATCAGTTAAGATTAAAAAAAATGTCAAAGGGTTGACAAATTAAAATATTCGTGTTAGTATATAAACAATAATAATTATAATTAGTGAGGTATAATGGCTAAACGAAAAATGTCTGAAGAACAACGACAGGCTGCGATTGAAAGACTTGCACTCGCAAGAGAAAAACGACTAAAAGAAAATCCACCACAATATAAAAACATTGCACCAGAGGTACTTGCGATACCAGATGATGGTTTTATGTCCATGAAAAAAGTTAGACAATGGATTAAGACACAAAAAGATATCGCATCAAGTTCTGAAAAGGCGTCAAGAAGACACGGTATTGATACTAAAATTAAGAATCAAGAAAGAGTTAAAGCTCTTAATGCACGAGGATATATTAGGTGGTTAAATAACTATCTTGAGTCTGGTATTTTTGCTGGTGAATTTATTGGTGAGTATGAAAATATACCAGTTACTAGAAAAATTGTTGCAGGCCCAAGAGAGGGTTGTAAAATAAGAGGTGGTAGAATAGTAGAATGATACAACTATACAAGAATATTTTACCAGATGATTTGGTAAATGACTTGTTGAAATATTATGAATCATATGAACCCATTGATTATGGTAATTTCACACAAGTAGAAATAGATACTCAACATAAACTTACAAACTATATGAAAGATATAGTTTATAAAGTTACAGACCATTATTTTGAGTTGCACGATAAAACAAATCAACACCCAGAACCATTTGCATTAGAGGGTTTTAGGATAAAAAGGTATGAACCTAACAAGGGTAGTTTTCCTTGGCATACTGATGCTGGTAATATACAAAATTGCACAAGGTTTCTTGCACTATTATTTTATTTAAATACAAGTGAGGCTGGAACTAAATTTGAAAAGACATATGTACCAGCAGAAAAAGGTAGTGTAGTTGTATTCCCACCAATGTGGATGTTTCCACACGAGGGTGAGATGCCTAAGAAAGAACCTAAGTTTATAATGAGTACATATTTACACTTTATGGGGGTTGACAAATCAAGACAAGTCTGATAAAATACTGATATGAAAGAATTTACATTACTTATAACTATTCTATTTAATTTTCCTAATGGTGAACACCAAGAGATACAGATAGAACGAAAACAAATGAGTGAATTTGATTGTTATACTGAGTTAGAAAAACAAAATGATATTACAATTAATTTCTTGGGTAATACCGTAGACTTATTCTTTGAGTGTACTTCTACTATTGATGATGAAGATATTTATAAATATGAGTATGATTATAGAATAGACGAAAAAACTTTACAAGATATATTATTAAAGAGAGGTGGTACAGACATATGATTGGTATGAAGAGTGGCGTTGGATATTTAAATCACAAAGGTGTATTAAAATGGTTAGAATCTATTCATAAAGATACATTGGAATATGGAAATGAAGACCAACAGTTTGTTTTAGAACAAATGATAGATTATGTAAAAAACGATTA